ACGCTGTTTTGCAGTAATTTGCCAGTAGTTGTATCAAACCTAGCTACGGCATTGTCTGTAGCGGAAGATGGGCCAACCACATCGCCACCCAAAGATGGGCTTGTATTGGTAATGGTGAAGTTAGGGTATGTACCGCTAGTGCTGATCCCTGTGCCAGCGTTTAAGACTACAGTTTGGTCAGGTGCGGTGTTGGTAACTGTAAAACTCGGGTAAGTACCGCTAGTTGAGATACCAGTACCACCTGCAATGGCTACTGTTTGGTCAGGGGCAGAGTTAGTGACTACTCCTGTTGAATTGTCGTAACTAATGCCTGTGCCAGCACTAATTGATGTTCTTGCTCTAGCACTTGTGAAGTATTCGTTTGTACCTTCGGCAATGTTGGTAGTGGTTAAAACTACCGCACCTGTCTGACCGTTTACCGATGTAACCGTTTCCGTGTTGTCAATCTTCTGCCAAACTGTGCCGTTATATACCGCCCAATCGCCCACCAGCCAATCAGTAATCCCGTTAAGGTCAGTATTGCCAGCAACGCTAACAACATAGTAATAACCTTTAGTGCCCACAGAAGAAGTAAGGGTAGGACTGTTAGTGCTTGCATTCCAAGTTCCTTGATAGCTTAATGCACCCAATACTGCGGCAGGAAGTTCTGAAACCGGGACTTTACCGCCAGCATCTAGCGTGGCTACACCAAGTGCTGAACCTGCATCTTTAGTGGAAGCTGTACCAAGACCTGTAATTGCTGTGTTTGGAATGGTTGTTGCCGCAGTCATTGCGGATGTGCCATTACCGTATACATAACCAGTTAAAGTAGACGCACCTGTACCGCCATTGTCTACAGGAATAGTACCTGTTAGTTCATGGTCAGCATTCCAATCTGACGGCTCAATAAGCGTGTCATCACCAGCGTCAGGTATGGTTGATACCTTTAAATGCTTGACTGTAATAGCCATTATTGAACTCCGATGATTTTACCGTCTTGACCCCGTACAACAGTCTTAGGCTGGCTAAGTTTGTCTAGCAAGGTTGCCAGCATCTGTTGCAATTGTTGATTGCTCATGTGCATATTCTCGATAGCAGGTTGCAATGGGTGGTTTTTCATGTCGGAATATCCTAGTTGATCTTGCAAAATGTTAGCCATTTGAATGTTGTCAGCATAAGCCATTTCACCGTTATCTAAACCTGAAGAAATACGGGTTGTTTCAATCTTAGCCGCATTGTTAAGGTATGCCAGCAACAGTTCTTTGTTATTGGTAGTGTCCAGTTTATTCTGCTCAAGATCCATTTCCATCTGCATCTGTTCGCGATTACGCTGATCTTCAAGTTGGAACTTGAGTTGGTTCTCTTGGGCCTGGTACTCCTGTTTTGCCTTTTCAAGTTCAATCTGACCCTGAATCTTGGCTTGCTCAATCTGCTGTTGCATCTGCATCTTCTGCTGTTCCATCTGCATTTGCATTTCCATCTTCTGCTGTTCAGGGGATGGTGGCTTTGGCTGACCTTCCTGTGCTTTGGCTTGTTGACGGAACTTATCAGCAGTTTCATCGATAAGACCTTCAAGACCTTTACCAGCTTTAAACGCTGTAACACCGAACTTAAGCATCTCAACTAACAATGGTGTCAGTTCAGGTGTGGCTTGTGCGGCAGGTACGGCTTGGCTTAAATAACCACCAACAGCTTGCAAGAACTCCATGCGGTCTTGCTTTTCCTGCTGTTCATCCTGATAAATCATTGAATCTGTAGTCACTTCGATACGGAAGTTCTTAGCAGGTTCATCTTTCAACAACATCAGGGCTTGCGGTATAAGTTGTTGATCCTGTGGGGATAATTGCATTGCACCTGAAATCTTGATGATGGTGTCATCAGTAAAGTGCTGGCAAATAATCTGTGCTTTGATTTGCAATAGGGCTGTAGCAAAGTTCACTACATCGTGTTGCATAGTCTTTAATCGCCCGGAAGCGTTGTTCGACTTAATGATCTGTGCACCCAATGTTTCATTAGGATCGGTCTGACCACGCTGAATGTCAGCAATGCCCATGATCTCGTAGATTTGACCCTTAACTTGCTCCATAGCCTGATAAGCCATGTTCAAGCCGTTAGCAATTGGTTGGATGTCTACAAGGTTAATTGCCCCAGTAAGTCCACCCTTTTCGCTAAACGCACCATAGTTCTTAACTGGCAACAGGGCATTGTTCTCGCCCTCTGTGAACAAACGACCCAATGATGGTTCAGAAGCATCGTATACACCGCGAACCTTAAGTGCTTGAATGAATCCATCAATACGATCTGCCAGCGTGTCTAACTGACGGGCTTGGTCTTGGTACAGAACAAAGTCAGGTACAGGGATTAGGCTGTCGGTTGTAAGGGTTGAGAACATTGGCTTTGGACATGGCCAAAAGTTTTCTAGTTGTAATGGGTCATCGCGTTCATCTAGGATTTTGCCCATTGACTTGGATAGCCAAATGACTTGACCGCTGGTTTTATCCCAAATCTCATAAATAACGGCTTCTTTAGCCCCTTCACCCATCTTTTCATTGAATGATTTAGATGTTTCAGGCTTGGTATCTAGTGGAATCTTGCCGCCTAGTTCTTCACCAAAGCGTTCAACAAGGGCAGGTCTACCAAGATAAACCTTTCTCCACACGGCTGTAACTTCTTCCCAAGTACGGGCAACAGTCAAGCCAAAATCTCTCCAATGAACATAGTCCACCGGGGCACATTCGTACTCTATGCGTTCTTGGTTCTCGCGATGGATGCCGCCTTCTGTTTCAGCTTCATCAATATCTTCAGTCAATTGCCAGCCATCTTCGGGAGCACCGTCAGCTTCATCAGCCATTTCACCAACAATATGTGGTTCATAGCGTACCCAAGATGTACCGCGACCACCTAAAAGACGGTCTTGAACGGCTTGTTTCATGGCACTAGCGTAGTCACCATAATGCTCAATTTCGTATTCCAATGCTCTTTCAAGCATGGTTGATGCCACTCTGCCTATTGGATCGTTATCACGGAATCTACGGCTTACGTCCGGTCTTGGTAAACGGGCAAAGATAGCTGGGGTAATGGTTTGAACGTTGCTCCACAGGATATTGAACTTTGCTTGTGGATTGTTGCGGCTTCGACTGTCATCACGATACCGTTTGGTAATCTTGTCGGCACGACCTTCCCATTCTTTATAAGTACGCTCGTACTGGGCAATCGTGTTGTACCAATCTTCGTATGTGTGATCCATCTTTATATCCTGCGATTAATTATTTTGGGGGTTTCTTTCCACATCTCATTGAGCGTTACATCAGTTTCGCCAACAGATAAGCCTTTAACTCTTGTATCTTTGAGGATAGGACTGTCCTCATCTTTCCAAACAATCGAGAGATACCTCCACGCATCGCTAGAATGGGATGTCCAATCATGCTTTGGGCGATCTCTAAATACTTTTTTATCATCATCCCACTCTCGTTGATATTGACGTAAACATTCGATTAATTCTTCACACTTATTATCGAACCAAGCACGGGTTAATGCAAGCCTTGATGCTTGAATACCATCCTGAAGTGACAGGTTTGGAACAATTTTTAGATGTTTTATGTCAATTTTTGCAGAAATTTGCTCGATTATGCTCTTGCCGCCACTCGCTAGTGTTTTTGCTCTAGCGTCATGGGGCAGGTAATGAAAGCCATATTTGTATCCGAACTCATCTTCTTTCTGAGCGAGTAATCCTGTGTAATAAGGGATAGCCTGGCCGTTGGACATATGGTGATCGAGCACCCGTATCTCACCGTATACAACCTGAAACCAAATAATCGATGTACTGTCGTTGAAACCTAAGTCCCAAGTTGTATGACAGGGGAACATTGGGTCATAGTCAACGGTGGTAATACGTTCAAGGTCGGTAAGCCTACGCATCTCCTGACCATAGTAAGCACCAAGAATTGCGGCTTCAAAACTACAAAGGAACTCTTGCTCATACTGGTTGGCAGACATAGATTGCTGGGCATCTTCTAATTCAGCCATAGGCAATAGCCCTGATTGGTCTGCCCTTAGTGTCTTGACGTACCAGTTTTCGTTCTTTTGGGCTTCGTTATAGATGTCATAGAAACTGTTATGTCCCTTTGGTGTACCAATAAAGGTAGCCCAACCCTGTCTGTCAGTTAGCAATGGACGAACAATCTCACCCCAAAGACGGGGTTTCATGTCTGCATACTCATCTAGGACTACCCCATCAAGGTATAAACCGCGTAAAGCATCAGGGTTATCAGCACCAAATAAACGAATCTTTGCTCCATTGACCAGTTCCACCCATAGTTCTGATTGATTGGCTTTAACAATAGCTGGTTCTGCAAACTTTAAAAGATAATCCCAAGCAATGTTCTTGGCTTGTGCGTAATACGGTGCAATGTAGGCATATCGGGCATTTTCTTTCTTTTCCATGATTGCCCTGCGAATCGTGTCAGCTATCGTAGCGACTGTCTTTCCTGCCCTTCGATGGCAAACCAGTACAGCCCAGCGTTGATCGCGTCTGTGGAAGTCTAAGAAAGCATCCCGTGCTTTGTACGGATATTCGTACCTTTTGACTACTTCTTTCAATCTAGGAACTTATGTTCGTGAATGACTTTGACGGGTTGTTCCTCGTCACCTGAATGCTCTGTCCGGGCTAACTTAGGCAAATGGTATTCCATTACAGATTGGAGCATCCCAAATGCTTTCTCAGGATTAGGTAAAACGATAAATTTATCCTCATTGTTTTTAACCCCAATAGCGACCTGTTCTAGCCATTCTTGCATCTTGTGGGCATTACCCTCAACAAACTGTGCAATAGCTTCCCTAGCCATCGCTGTTGACTTATTAGGGCTACCCTTTGGTCTGCCTTTAGGATTATTTGTTTGTTGTTTAATACTCATACCTTATCCAAGTGGTTGATTAAGATACATTAAGTTTATCAGCTAACCTGTTGTTTGTAAAACGACTTAGCCCATTTCCTGTGACGGAAGTAGGGTATCCATATATAGGGGAATAGGATAGATAGTCTAAGGATTGCCCAATTGATTGCTTTCCACGGCTGGGGTAATGGACGCATGATGTCTAGGAATAGTACGGCTCTGATGCTATCTGTATCGTTTAGTGCCATATGGGTGTAAGTGTCATCAAACAGGACGCACTTGCCTTCCTCCCAAAAGTACACCTCTCCACCGTTATGTAGTGAGCATTGTTGGAATTCAGGCACTACTACCCCTAAGTGCATCCGCAGAATTCCTGACCACGGGCCTTCATGTGGATTTAGTAGCTTGCGTGGGCCAAGTACCGATATATAGGCTGATATGACATCTTTGTGCTTATCAACGATTGACATGGCTACAGGGCAGTATTGCTTGTTCTTACCAAAGTTAACACCTGCCGCCTTAAAGAAGAACATCCTCCAGCGGTCATCATTGCTGATGTAAGTCTGATCCGGGCTGATGCTTTGGAAGTTTGCAAACTCATCGTACCGCTTGAGCAATTCCTTGATTTCAGCCTGAATAGCTGGGAAGTTGCTCTCTAGTTCTTGCGTGATTGGATGTAGTTGCGGATCGTAGAACTTCTTGTCACCCCACAGACTATGCTTGTGGAATGGCTTTTTAAGTAACCGCTCTATCCAAAGCGTGTTAATTTCCAACTTATTTAACTTCTTTATCCAAGTCTTTAAGTTTGTCAGCTAGTGCGGCTCTACGCTCTAAACGCTCACGTTGGCTCTTTTCTAGCGTAGATTCTTTTTTAGGCTGAAGTAAGTTGTTTTCAGGTTTGATTTTTTCTTTGGTAAACATTACATATCCTTCATAGCATCAGAGATCATCTCTCTGCGTGGTTTGGCAGTCTTAGCCGATTCTTTAAAGTCTTTAGCAGATGGGCGGTCTTTATCGCCTTTCTTGGCCATTTTCTCGCCTGATCCAGCTTTGATGCGTTCACGCTTTGCGTGAATGTTTGCGTATAGTCCGTTCATTCTTCAGCGTCACGCTTACCTAAGAAACGGCCATAGGCTTCTTCTAGCTTGGCTTTACGCTCACCTTTAGCGTTATCGCGTTCAACATTCAAAGCAATGGCCAGGGCTTGTTTTTTACCTTTACCAGCTTTCATTTCGGCTTTCATGTTCTTGCCTACTGATGCTTCTGTACCTGATTTGTCTAATGGCATGATTAAGCCTTAAATTTGAGTAAATAAATGGTTGTGTCAATCTCTTGAGCAATATTGTCAATAAGCTGGCAGATTTCAGGGTCTTGCGGCAGGTCTGCCCGTGCTTCTTTAACAAAACGCTGTAATGATTGTAGGTATGCCAGCGGTTCTTTAGGCATATGGTATGTGCTTGGAAACTCGGTTATCTGACCATACACACCGAAATAGGTTTCCGCTAGATCGTCTGTGAGCGATATGATCCGCTCGTAAAAACCGCCAAGTGCTTTGTGTTTTGCGTAGGATTTGGTTGCCCAATGGAAAAAATGGGTATTAGTCCCCGAATGTAGCAATGTTGCTAGGAATAATGCCATCGACTTTTCCATACGAATCCTTATGTTATAGGGCTATTTTCCTCGATTTTATCAAGAATATCAATCATTACAAGTACACCGCCACCTTTTTTAATTTCACCGCGTTCAATGACTAAAACATCAATTTGCTCATCATCATCAAATACACCGGAATCGCCAAGTGCGTCCCACAATGCTTTAATTCGGTTGTCAATATCTTGCTTTCTTCTATCACGGGGATAGATAACCACCTTCATTTCAAGCCTAGCTTTACCTAGCTTTGGAACGCGATACTCAACCACATAGTCAGAAACCTGTGCTTTAAATTCACGACCAGCCTTGCTGATACCCATTCTTCCGCGAAATATGGTGCGGTAGCTGTTAACGCTTGGCGGTAAGGGTAGATTGAGAATAATCATATAGCATGGATTGTAGTTCGGTTAATTCAAGGGTCATGTTTTTAAATTCAGGTATGTAACAGCCCTTGCTCGAATAATTCGGCAATAGTTCGCCTGTGGGCTTCTTCCCACATCTCCACTCTCTGTTCTTTGCTGAGATTTTTACCTTGATCGAGTTCTGAATGACACTTGAAACACAAACTGGCAATTCTGTAATCTGACGCTTTGATCCCACGACCTTTACCATCCCTTAATTGATTTGAATGTGCGGCAACTACTGTGCCGTCTTGAATACCGCAGTTTTGGCAAGGAAAGTTTCTAACTATTTCAAGCAGTTTTTTGTTTCTGTACATCAATGGCCATTTGCGTGGTCGCAGGTCAATTGTTCTAGTTTTTCAGCAGATTCAGCAATGTCTACGCTGATTTCTAGCATGATTACTGGGTCGGCTTTAGCTAATGCTTCCTCATACATTTTGATTAGCGTCTTTAAAATTAGCAATTCTTCGGTAAGGGTCATCATTATTTAATCTCCAATGTACATTGTTCAACTTGCATAAAATTCCATGTTGCCGGGGCATTGTGGGCTTCAATTCTAGCCCTCATAACTTGTGCCCTAGCTTCTTTGGTAGGCGGTGGGTAATTGCCGTTTTTCCAGTTTTTATCAATTCCCACGTTTCTACCGATGTTAGTGCTATCGGTTGATGCAAATGGTAATTTAGTAAATATTGCTGGGTCTAACATACGCAAACCATGCAATTTGCACATTGGGCGGCCCATATCATCACAAATTACACGCATAGCCTGGCCAATTCTTGACCACCAGTTAGCTGTGCCGACAGTAGCATATTCACCTGAACTACCTATACAAACGCGAACATAGTTGTTAGCCAATTGCTCAAGCCTTTCCATTGATTCGTGCATATGCCACACCGGTGCTCCAAACCATTTAGGTAATGGGCAATCTTGTAACAAAGCATCGTTGTCAGCTTCCGTGCCGTCAATAACGTCAGGAATAACAGCAAAATCGCATGATGGCACTTTTTTGAGATTCAATGCCCAGTCATAGTAAGCATCCCAATTAGTTATAGGTTTGCCACTTTTCCAAGCACTAAAAGCACCATTATCTATAGCAAACGATTGGCATACTTCAATAGCTGTGCCAATTTGGTCTGAATGGGCATATGAAACAAAAGCATGACCAGCTTGCACGGCATAGTTAGCTACCGTAGCTGGGGTTATAGGAAGTCCGTGATAATGAATCATAAGTAGTTTTCCTTACGAATGTTTTGTTTTTCAAAATGCCGTCTGAATTTACGCAACGCTCCTTTTAATGCAGTTTCTACCTCTGTTTGCGTAAGGTTTAGTTCTTTAGCAATATCAGCCATGTTCATATCCGTACCTTCTCTGATGTAAGGATTGAGGTTTTTTGTGCCTTTTTTCCTCATCTTGTCATCTTCTCTAGGTTGCGGTTACTTGCTTGTTCGGTTCGCCACGCATCAAAACGCATGGTAGCGGCTGTGATCTTCCACTTTAATGCTTCTGCCTGTTCTGTTGCCGTTCCAATGGCTACGCACAGGTCTTGGTACTCTTGGCTTGCATAGGCTTCACGCTCTTGTGCTCCAAGACTTTGCTCATTTGATTTCTTCATCATTATGGCTTTAAGACTAGATTTGTACGCTTCTAGCTGGGCTAACTGACCTTTGGCTTTAGCGTACTCCGGTGCTGTGGTGTAGATAAAGTTAATTGCGTCATGTGGGTCAAACTCTTTCATTTAATCGCTCCGTTAATAGTTGCCATGCAACAGCCGCCACTTGCGGTACTTGTCCATTTCCAATGGCTTTATTTCTGTCCAGTCTTGCGGCCACCCCATCAGCCATTCTTGCAGGTTCGGGTTGATTGAAGATGGTACATATGTCCCATTCTCCTTTGCGGTGCGTCTGACCCCCGAACCCCCAGCGTTGCCCCCACCCGTTCCTGTTGTCGGTGTCGGCCAGGTTACCCCTCGTTTTTGCATAGCTTTCCTGCTGTTGCTCCCACCGCTCGATCCGGTAGTCGGAGTATGGAAGAACCGCTCGTTGTCGGGCAACAATCCAAATTCTTTTTCGGTGGTGTTTAGCCCCAATGTCTGACGCTCCCAACACTCCCCATTCAACATCGAACCCCATG